CTCGAGACAAGAAATATATTTGTCCCGCAGAGAAGTTAGGGTGGCAACAGGCAAACCAACAAAAGAACCCTGTGCCATAAATCAAAAGTTGTGTCAAAGGCTACTCTTCAATGTTTTCTGCCAAGTCTGCGGGTGTGACTTTAAGCCTTCCATGCAAAGCCGCCCCAACTATGTTCATGCATTCTGCGTCCATTAAGTGATTGTTTTTGCCTACTTGCTTCCAAACCATGCGCTCCCTGCCTGTAAGGGGATTCTTAACCCTAACCTTGGCCTCTGCGTTTATATGCTCAAAATACACAAGGGGCGTATCCTCGGCAACCCATCCCTCTGTTTTTAGGAAGTTTGCCAAAATGTCCTTGATAGCCGGGTTCGACCAACGCCACACAGGGCAGAGCTTCCATTTCCAGCCATCTTTGGACATGGTTTGTTTCCCGCTGAAGGGGTCTCCGTTGGCGATTCTGGCGTATGGGCGTTGAACTTTGGCATTGCCCACAATCTCAGAGAAGCTGGCCTTGTCGGAGCCTACAAGCGCAATCCAGCCATTCTTACAACAATTCAAATAAACATCCCTAGTCTGATCCCCGGAATCACAAAAGACAGCGGCGGCTTTAACTAAAAACTCCTCGGCCTTCGCTTGGATGTCGCCCCAAGTCTCAAGCCTTCCCGCCCAAACAAGCCGAGATTTTCCTTCATTATCCCAAGCCCTAACGATTGACCAAGCATGAAAGCCCCCTGCCTCTTGGATGTCGCAACTCATTACAGGGAACTCGCCCATGCGAATCTCGCCCATCTTGTAGGCTCCGGGCTTTATGTCTATGCGCTCTGTTTCATGTTCGAGCCAAGGCTCTGCTAGGATTCGATTCACAAAGTCCTGCAATCCCAAGATTCCGTTTTTATCTTGTAGCCATTTCACCGCTAGGCTTCCGAAAGTCACCCAAGGGGCATAGAGGCCATTAAGGTGATAGCTTCTGCGCCCCGGCTCCCCTTTTGGATTTGTTACAATCCATTCCCCATCCCGAAGCATCTTGGTCTTTTGCCCGTCCCGAATCTGTCCCTTGCACTCTACGCACTCATAAAAGGCTGATGATTTTACCAGCCCAAAATCCCATTCCGTGTCGCTTAGCTTTGCAGATTGATCCCATTTTATTTGCTCCCAAAGTAGCTTTTGCTTATGCCCACAATACGGACAGGGAACGAAATAAAACCGCATATCTCCCTTGAGCCATTCCGCCCAAATAATTGAATCTGCCGTGGTCGGGGTGCTGGTTGAGATGATTAGATGGTTTGGATAGGTGGCAACCCTGGCCTCTGCCAACTGCAACGCTCCGGCCTCTTTCGATGATGAGCCATCGGAAAATTTATCAACCTCATCGAGCATTAACAAAGATACTGATCGACTGGAAAGATTGGCAGGGCTGTTCGATCCTACAAACCATAACGACATTTTCTGGAAGTGTTGTTCTAGGATTTTAATTTTATCTGTATCAATCGGTCTTTCCTTTGCCAAGGAAGGGCAATCATCCACCATCGGGAGCCATCGGGTTTCGCTAAAGCTCCTTGCTAGTTGCTCGCTAGGCATTACCCACAGGGCAGGGCAAGGTCTTTCCGCCAAACGATACGCTAACCCAGCAAGGATCGTGGTTGTCTTGGATGTCTGCGCTCCCCAAACCAAAGTCACCCTGCGGATTGAATCATTCCCAAAAGCCTCTAATGGTTCCTTTACATAGGGCGTTAGGGTTGTTGAATATGGGCCGGGTATGTTTGTAACCCTAGCCGAGAGGGTGAGATTGGCCTCGCACCATTCTGGAATGGAAAGTTTTTTCCTTGGTATAAACAAGGATTTGATTCGTTCCTCTGTTTTCATTCATCTTAAAAGCAGATAGCCTTTGGCGTATGCTTCTAGTGGGTTGTTGTGAATCCAGTTGTGGCACGCCATACAGACAGCCATGAAGTGTTCCTTCTTATTTAGCCTATCCCCAAACCTTCCCTTCTTATGATGAATCTGCCCTGCCTTTTTCCCACACACTTCACACATGGAGTTGGCTGAAAGATATTCCAGCCTTACTTGGGAATACTCCTTATTCTGCTTGGCTCGTTTCTTTGAAACTGGCCGCAGTCTGCCACCCCTTTTCAGCGGCGTTTTTCTTTTAAGAGGGGAGCGTTTCATGCCAACCACTTGTATTGAAATCTTCTTCAAAATATTTAGACATCCCAGGAACATCTATGGCGCACAAGTCTCTATATTCTGGAATTTCAAGAAGCACCTTATGAAGGGCTTGGGCATCTACACCATCCCTTACAACTGCGTGATGAAAATGAACCATCCAAAACAAACCGACATCTTTTGCATTTTTTGGATATCTTGATTCGCAAGAGCCAACAGTAAAAGAAAATCCGTGTTGTCTTTGAAATTTATCTAGCCCATTATCTGGGGTAAATAAAACTGCAAGATTTGAGTTTGGCATATACGCCAAGCTAATTTTTGTTACCCCTGTTTTTCTTTTGGTTGATGTTTGCATTTGTGGTTCTCCTTTTTGTTATTCTGTCATAGAAAGAAGCACACAACACAACGCAAAGAAGCCAAGGAAAATCACAAGCGGATCGTTCATTTGAAAGCTCCTTCTGCCTTTTGAATTGCTAGGAATATCTGATTCACCCCATCCTCGATGGCTTGCTTGGCGCATTCTGGGTCGCTGGGGTTTGCCCTCGAACAGATGCTTGCTGGCATTGCATCCAATAATGCACGAATCCCGCCAAGGTATTTCGTGAAAGTTTCTTGAACTTCGTCAGTCGAAAGTGTTTGTCGAAGGTGAGCTTGTTCTTCATTGTGATCTATCTCGGCTTGGCGAACGACTTTCTGCGCTCGCTCGTAAGCATGAATGGCGGCTCTGGTAGCAATCGGGTTTGATTCTTTCGCCGCTCGCACCATAAGCCTAAATGCCGCAACCTCCATCCGTTGCGCCCGAAGGAGCCTTCCGAGCGTATTAAGAGCGGACAAGTCCTCATCAGAAATACTTTGAGATTCTGGTTCTTCTGATTCTGGTTTTAGTGGGGGCGGGGTTCTTGCGATGGCTTGTTGGTTTTCCATCCTCCACCTCATCGCATCGGCTTCCGAGGTCAATGGCATCCCCCTCGCCACCATCTTTGAGATTTGGCCTTTCGACATCCCCCACTTTTCCACAAGCTCTGTTTGCCTTATCATTCATTATAGCGGACGGCCACAAGCCTCACATTTTTCCCCGCTGTCTCCAAGTTCTTTTTCTTCTGGTTTTGTTTGTTCCATCAGCTCGCCTAGCTCATCAGCCCCAAATCCTGTAATATCCAAGTCGATCTCCCCCGTGTCTAGTTCTTCGATTAGGTCTTTGAGGGCTGGTAAATCAAATTCTCCGCTCAATTTGTTTAGGGCAATGTTGGCCGCTTTTTCTTGAGCCTCATCTAGCCAAACAGCCCAAACTTCAACTTCCTCTTTTTGAAGTGCTGAATAGCACTTTAGCCTTTGATGGCCTCCAACAATGTTCCCGGTCTTGGCGTTCCAAGTGATCGGCTGAAGATTCCCCAGTTCGCTCAAACTTTTCGTGAGCCTTCCCAACGCATCGGAAGAAATTTTTCTTGGGTTGTATGAAGCTGGCTGGAGCTCGCTGATTTTTTTTGTGATAAGGCAAGGGTATTTCATTGGTTCTTTAAACTTACAAAAGTTTTTCCTTTTCTAACTTTGTTTCCATTAAGGTTTTACAGGAAACTCGCACAAAATGACGGCGCGGGGAACCTGTTATCTTGAGATTTTGCAAAGTAAAAGTTACCTAAGTGGTTGGTGGTGGGGTACTTGCATTTTTTGCCGCAAACTACTAACAAATCAAGCATCGAGCTTTTGTAATTCGTGCTTTGTTGGTTAGTAAAAACTTGCGTAAGTCGATGTGTCATTTTGGCAGTACCTTTAGTCGAGCTTCCCTCCGGCCTCAACCCACGCTTCAACGATGGGCTTGGCTTCGGCCACGAACTCGGCCCGTTGTGCCTCGCTCCAATCGTTAACCCGCTTGCGGGATACCCATTGGGAGGCGGCGACAAGGTAGGAGTGCCAGGGCTTGGGGTTGCGGGGTGCGCTGTTCTCGATGGGGTCTGGGAGAAGCCCCGCCCATAGTGCCAACTGACGAAGCTGGGTGGGCTCTGGGCTGGTAAGGCTTGGCCTTGCTCCAGCCACCCTTTTTAGCCGCCTTGCCTGTTCCTCGGATACCCCCCCTACCCTTAAAATTTCTTGGGTATTTAGCCCCTCTGTTTCTGCTGATAGGATGATGTCGCCAGCGTCTGCCGCTAGGGATATGGTTTCGGCCATGGTCTGCACGGCCTGCTCGCGGCTTTCCTCCAAAGCCTTCACCGTTTTTTTAAGCTCCATTCCGATGCGTTTCTCGTTGTCGTTG